TGAAGTTTCCAGTTCTTCTGAAAAATGTTAGGTCATTTGCTGCTAAAATTAGAAAGCTACAAATAGCACGAATGATGTATGATCAGTTAGAACTGACAAAGGAAAAATACATAGATGTCAAGGGGGACGAACCAATTTCACAGATTCTTGGAATTGCAGAAGAGTCTATCTTTGAGTTCACATCTCTTTTATCCGACAGTGACGACGCTCCCGTCAAAATATTCAATGATGTGGAAGAATATTTAACTGAACTTTCAGAAGATCCAGTTGATCAAGTAGGCCTCTCTACTGGCTACCGTCGTTATGATTTTGCCATAGGAGGGGGGCTCAGGAGAGGTACCGTCAACGTAATTGGGGCGCGCCCGAAGGTAGGAAAAACCTTACTTGCAGACAATATGGGGGTTCATATCGCACGATCTGGTATTCCTGTATTGAATCTAGACACCGAAATGAGAAAGGAAGACCATCAAAATCGTCTCATGGCAATGCTCACGGGGGTAGAGATTAATGACATTGAAACAGGAAAGTTTGCAGAGAACGCAGCCTCAAAGAAAAAGATATTTGAAGCAGCCAAAGAGATTAAAAACCTTCCTTACTATTTCAAATCAATTGGAGGTACTCCGTTTGAAGATCAAATCTCAATTATGCGTAGATGGCTTGCTAAGGTTGTGGGGCTCAATGATAGAGGAAAAGCAAAAGATTGTGTCATAATTTATGATTATGTAAAGCTAATGGATTCTTCTGATATAAGAGGAGACATGAAGGAATTTCAAGTTCTTGGCTTTATGATGACAGCGCTCCACAACTTCGCATTGAGATATGAAGTTCCAATTCTTTCTTTTGTGCAGCTCAACCGCGACGGTATAAATAAAGAAACAACGGATACGGCGTCTGGGTCAGACCGCATCATTTGGTTATGTTCTAACTTTAGCATTTACAAAACCAAGTCTGATGAAGAAATAGCAAAGGATGGCCCAGAGCACGGCAACAGAAAGCTTGTGCCGGTTATTGCTAGGCATGGAGAAGGCTTGGAAGACAGGGACTATATTAATATTAGAATGAATGGTTCTTGTGGTAAAATAATAGAAGGACATACTGCGTTCGAATTAGAAGATGGTATTGACACAAACGATGATGACGAGCTCTATTCAGACAATGAAGACATCCCCTTCGTATAAATATGGCGACTACGGCAAACTAAAAGCCCTTTCGCAGATGGCGGTGCAATATATAGATCAAATATATGAATACTTTGGTACACGAAGCTCCTATAAAAATGAAATTTTAATAAAGTCGGTGTGCCCTATTCATGGAGGAGACAATCCTACGGCACTCAACATGTATTATAATGGGGACTACAAGGTGCACTACAAGTGCCGCACCCATCAGTGCGAGGAGGCTTTTGGAAATAGCTTTATACACTTTATTAGAGGGGCACTTTCTCGTTTTCGCCACAATTGGGAACACGAAGGAGATAAGGAAGCCACATTTAGCGAGGCAGTAGAGTTTTTGTTAAAATTCTTAGATCAAGATTTTGATTCCCTCAGTAGCGAAAATATAAATATCGAAAAAATGAAATTCGGGGGCCTTGTTAATAGCCTATCCACTCGGAAAGCTCGTGGAATTGGCATTACTAGGGAGGTTTATAGACAAAAAGTCCAAGTCCCTTCACAATATTATATAGAAAGAGGGTTTTCTAGAAAAATCCTTGAGGAATATGACATAGGATATTGTGATAATCCCAAAAAGCCCATGCACAATCGCGCCATTGTACCTATATATGACAATGATCACAAGTATATTGTGGGTTGTACTGGAAGAAGCATTTTTAAAAGGTGCACAAAATGCAATCATTACCATAGCCCTCACAAAGAATGTAGACATTTCCCTAAATGGTTGCATAGCAAGGGATTTCAAAAGGAAAAGTGGTTGTATAATTATTGGAGGGCCAAGGACCATATATTGGAAAGCGGAGTGGCCATACTTGTAGAGTCTCCCGGAAATGTTTGGAGACTAGCCGAGGCCGGGATTCACAACGTTGTTGCAATTTTTGGAACTGCCTTTAACAACGATCAAAAACATTTATTAGACGAGTCAGGAGCCCTTTCTCTCATTTGCTTAATGGACAATGACGAGGCAGGAAAAAAGGCGGCAGAAAAAATAGAACAACAGTGCTCAATGCTTTATAGACTATATTTCCCAAACTTTGACAGCAACGATATAGCGGAGCTAAATGTAGATAAAATAACAACCGACATTAAACCATGGATTGACAAAGCCAAGAATTTATACAAAGGATTTTAAAATGAGTGAGTATAAAACTTTAGCAATTAATTATTTGTGGCACAAGGCACTTTCTGATAAAGAAAAAGCACGCCTTTCTTTAGATTTGCTATTAGAAAACGGGGTAGGTATCGGAGATCATTCGACTGGTGACTACCATAAGAACCTCGACGAATCACTAGATCTTTTAGTGGACGCCGAAGATCGTATAGAAACCATCATTAGATATTATGGAGTTGCGAACGAAGGAGTATCGAATGCCGACGAATCTGATAGAAGCTAAAAAAATATACAGTATTGTCAATGACTATCTTGGCCTGCGATCAGCCAGAGAACTCACAAAACGTCTTGTGGCAGAGGTTGGCTCTGAAACCACCAATGACTCGTTAAGACAAAGCCTTCAAATGCTATACGACATGTACCATAGTCCCCAAAGCATCATTGATGTCCGGGATTGCGCTGCTCTTCATCACGACGATTAAGGAATAATCATGACCCAAATAGTTGCTTTTGCCGGTAAAAAACAAAGCGGAAAAAATACTGCTTGCAATTTTATTTTAGCTATGAAGCTTGCAGAACTTGCCTTATGTAGGGTTTCTCGCCTATCTAAAGAAGGGGAAGTTGAAGTTTCTGATATATTTGGTGAAAAGCAGCCCGATATGGAGTGGATTCCTTTTAAGGCTCCTTACATTGATGTTGAAGCCTTATTGAATAATGAGCTCAGCCGTTTCGTAAAGATGTATGGTTTGGCTGATACCCTCAAAGAAATGTCTATTTCCGTTTTGGGTCTTGATCATAAACAGGTTTTTGGAACAGACAGTGACAAAAATAGCAAAACCCACTTAAGATGGGAAAATATGCCCGCAGTCATTACCCCTGCGGAACTTAAACGAAAAGGAGTTTCAAAGAAAGGCGCAGAAAGCCTCGGCATGATTGTTCACAAAAAGGGCGACATGACAGCGCGTGAGGTTTTACAGTATGTAGGAACCGATGTGTTTAGGAAAATGAACTCTGACGTTTGGTTAAGCAGTCTTTTGAATAAAATTGAAGTCCAGTCTCCAGAAGTTGCTCTCATTTCAGACGTGAGATTTGAAAATGAAATTAAAGCTATACAAGAAAACAAAGGATTTGTAATAGGGCTCACAAGAGATCCTTACGAACAATCAGACAGGCACTCTAGCGAATCTGAAATAGAAAAATGTCTTGAGGCGTGTGACCTTATAATTGACAACTCTTCTCTAACTATTCCAGAGCAAAATGAAAAAATTTATTATGCTTTGGAGCATCTAAAAGATGTAATGCCTCAATTGTCATATCAAGAAGAGGGTATTGCAGCAAAGGAATAATATGGGCATTCCCATTGTTTATTTTCGTAGCAGCTCATTCAATTGTCATCGAATGTGTCCGATGAAATACTATACAGAGTATACATTGGGATGGAGAGGAAAGTCTGGTAAGAAAGCTGACAAAGGAACAATGTGCCATAAGGTACTGGAGATTGCTGCGTTAGCCAAAAAAGCGGCCCAAGACGGTGCTGACACCATAGAAGATCCGGACATTGGGACCGTAGAGACAAACAACTATGAGCCTGAATACCTAGATGAAATTACTGACCGAGTATACAAATATTATACAGATAGGATACCTCACCACAAGTGGTTTCCGCGAGACAAAAAAGACATCCACAAGTGGGTATGGAAAGTTTTTGATGATCACGACGGAATGTTTGATCCCAAAAACAGAAACGTAGTGGCTGCGGAGCCCCATTTTGATTTTGAAATCGAGGAAGATTGGGCGCCTTATGATTATAAACTTGCAGACGGAACGGAACTTAAGGGGAATCTCTCTCTCAAAGGAACCATTGATTTAATAACAGACGTGGGAGATAACGTATATGAAATAATTGATTGGAAAAGTGGTCGCAGATTGGACTGGGCAACTGGAGAAGAAAAGACTCCTGCGAAACTACAAAAAGATGCACAGCTCCGCATGTACCATCTAGCCGCTAAACACATGTACCCTGACGTACAAACTTTTTTAGTAACTATTCATTTTATCAACGATGGAGGTCCCTTCACAGTACACTTTCAAGACAGCGATATCCCTAAGACATTAGAAATGTTGCAGAAGAAGTATGAATTAATTAAAGGCACAGAAATTCCTCAGCTTAAGAAAAGTTGGAAGTGTAGAAAGTTTTGTCCCGCAGGAATGAGCACATTTGAGGACACGCATGTAAAGCCCCTAATCGAAAGAAGGTTCGGGGCGGTTACTAAGTATGGGGAGTACATGACCAAGTGTGAACAAACCAAGTACATGATTGAAAAGAACGGGATTGAATGGGCAACTGAAAATTTAATGGATTCCGATCACGTTATAGGAAAGTATCAGGCACCGGGAGAAGTATGATATCCCACAGATACAAATTCATTTTTATTGATCTCCCCAAGGCCGGAGGTGGGCGTAGTTCGAGTGGTCGCGGTGACGAGGGGTTCAGAAACGCATTGCTTCCCTTCTGTGACCACGACATTATACAGTCTAACAACGAAGAGGAATCTCTATTTGGCGATTCATTGCTCCACAAATCGAGACTCTGCAAAAATTTTGAGTGCACAAGTGACAAATGCTGGGGATTAACCCTTAAAAGTGGGAAGTGGCAACACAAGACTGTCCATGACCATGTTGAAAAGTATGGTCTTGATATTGTAAAAGATTATTTTGTTTTTGCTATAATAAGAAATCCCTTTGAAAAAATAGCTAGTGTTATTTCAAAAGACAAAATACCTCCCGAAGAGATAGAAAAAATTGCCCTGCGACAATGGGACGAAACTGTTAGTTGGATGTACGGCAACATAGAATGGTTGCTTAATATCAGGGGCGGCGCGAATCCAATACGCAAGTTTGACTTTGATCTCAGCCTAATAAATTTTATATCTTACTACGAAAAAGATCTGTCTTCGACGTTTGATTTTATCAAAAAAAGAACTGGACTTCCCACTGATGTTAATTTGCAAAGATTTTCTGAAACAAATTTATCTAAAAAACAAAAGCATTATTCCGAATTTTTTTCTAAAGAGCTACGCGATAAGATTTGGAAACATCCGATAATGGAATTAGAAAGAAAAATTTTTAAATGGGAATTTAATGAGCTATGATAGAAATTGAAATAACTAAAGAAATGAAAAAGCGGGCATGGAAAAAGGCACGCGAGATGGGCGTCATACACAATTCTATTATGAAAGGTGGAGGCAATATCGCGGGCTTTATAGGAGAAGAGATTGCCAATTCCCTGATAGAAGGCGCAGTAAATAACACCTATGACTACGACATAACTTCCAAAAGCGGAATTAAGTATGACGTTAAAACTAAAAGATGCACGTCTGCCCCTAAGCCCAATTACGAGTGCTCTGTTGCAAACTTTAATACCAAACAAAAGTGTGACAGGTACGCATTTGTGAGGGTAGAATTTAAAAACGGAAGATGGGGAAGGGCTTGGCTTCTTGGTTGGCTAACTCACGAAGAGTATTTCCAGAAATCAAAAAAGCTTACCAAAGGACAGGTTGACCCATCTAATGGTTTCGTTGTACGCGCTGATTGTCATAACGTAGCAATTTCGGATCTACGAAAGTTCAGGAGAAAAAATGGCTAAAGCCAAGGAAAGAAGAGTAAACCATACTCCTCTAAGTATTCACTCTATCAAAAGGAGATATGATAGAGGAGTTTTAGATTTTGATCCAGTCTATCAGCGTAATGAGGTCTGGAGAAAGAAAGATAGGCAGGAGTTGATAGACTCTTTATTTCAAAATTATAATATTCCAAAGGTATATTTTCGCACAAAAGGCGACAACGATGAAGGAGAAGAGGTCTATGAAGTTGTAGATGGACAACAGCGAATCAAAGCCATTCTTTCTTTTCTTAATGATGAATTTAAGACACCTTCGACCACACCCATTCCATTTGCAAACAAAAAATATTCGACACTTACACCTAGCCAGCAAGATAAATTTAACGAAATATCTATAGATGTTTATGAATTAATTAATTATAGCGATGATGATGTAGAAGAAATGTTCCGTCGTCTCCAAAAGGGAAAGCCTCTAAATTCTGCGGAAAAGTTGAACGCCATGCATTCTATTTCTCCCGGAATGCATAAAGTCGTAGAAACATTGGCTGAACACAAAATGTTTAAGAGCTGCGTAAAAGGTCTCAACAAAAGGTTCGACAACCGTTATTCCGTAGCTCAAGTCCTGACGCTAATACTTGATAAAAAGGACTTTTGTCCAATAAGTTTACCTAAATGTCAAAAGGTCTACCTAAAACACAAAGACCTAACTATATCTAATAAACATTGTGTTGCGATTAAAAGCGCTTACTCAGCAATTGAAAGATCATTTAAAAGTCATGGCGTTAAGAACGCCCTAAAGAAGTGGTCAGTTCTTTCTTTGTCGTATGCTATAACTTACCTTCTTAGAAAATATGCATTTTCAGAAGATGATAAAAAACAAATAGCGCCAATATTCCTACGACTAGAAGAAGATCGCAAAGCTAATGACGGGAAGTCTCCAGAGCAACAAGACAAAGATTTAACAAAACTGACAGAATGCGCTCGCAACGATTCTCCGGAAGCGGTTCAATATCGACATGACATGATTGTAAACAGAATTCTTTCTGAGTTGCCCTCTCTTACGTCCAAAGACCCTCGACGAAAATTTACCCCGGAACAAAGAGCAACAATTTTTTACAAAACAGCTCCGGATTACATTTGCCAGAGCGTTGGGTGCAATACTCAACTTACTCAAGAAAAATTTGAGGCCGATCACATTATACCTTGGTCGGCAGGAGGGATAACGAGTGTTGAAAATAGTCAGGCATTATGCCCATCTTGCAATAAAAAAAAGGGAGCTTCGGACCCTTGCGAAACTCTAGGAGGAAAAGATGAGCTTTTATGTTCCCCTTCATGTTCATAGCGAATATTCGTTGCTTGACGGCCTCTCCCAAACAAAACATATAGCGGGCCGTCTTGAAGAGATTGAAAGTCCTGCGTGTGCACTAACTGACCATGGCACCGTCTCAGGGGCGGTTGATTTTCACAAAACGGTGGGCTCCTCATTCAAGCCTATATTGGGATGTGAGCTTTACCTATGTGATGAGCCAGCGTCTGTAAAGGAACCGAGCAACCGTAAGCTAAAACATCAGGTAGTTTTGGCAAAAAATTTAAAGGGATGGAAGAATCTCTTATCTCTCGTTTCTCAAGCCAATCATCCAAACAATTTTTATCACAAACCACGCCTTGATTTAGATCAGCTTTCCCTTCACGCCACCTCGGATCTCGTATCCTTCAGTGGTCATTTAGGCTCACGCCTTGCATGTACAGTCGTGGACAACCCAGACTGGCAACAGGACGCTATCAAAGAGGCCGAATATATGCAAGAAGTATTTGGCAAAGGAAACTTCTTTATTGAAATACAACTAATTGACTCTCTACAAAATGTATTAGCAAAAGAAGTGGCACAAAAACTACGAGAGATTTCTAAAATTACAGGAATTCCCTGTGTTGCCACCCCCGATGCTCATTATTGCAGGAAAGAAGACGCCCATGACCAGAGGGTACTTCTCTGCACAGCCCTTAGAAAAAGTATATCACAGGTTCAAAACGAAATAAATGAAGGGAAATGCATCTCGCTAAAGACATTTTTTGAATCTAATAATTATCACATTCCAACCTATGAAGAGATGAAAGAATTTCATACGGAAGAAGAGTTGGACAACACAGTATTAATATCAGAATCTTGTGGCTCTTATGATATATTAGGGCCTCCCAACCCCCCCATGTTTGAATGCCCAGACAACATGTCTCCCAACGACCATCTGAGACTCCTATGTCGAGAAGGATGGACACGCAAAATGGGTCACGTAGGAAAAGGGCATGAAAGATTTTCTGAGTATGGCGCAAGAGTTGATAAAGAAATTTCTATTTTTACAGAAACTGGGCTCTCTAGCTATTTTCTCATTGTGCAAGACATCTTACAGTATGCAAGGAAATCAGGCTATTTAACTGGACCCGGACGAGGAAGTGCCGCTGGCTGTATAGTTTCATACCTAATGGATATAACACAAATTGATCCCATTCCATATAATTTAATCTTTGAGAGATTTTATAATGCAGGTCGCAATGCGGGGGGTAGGGTTTCGATGCCCGATATAGACATTGATGTTCCAAAGTACGCGAGAGGGGACATCATGGAATACATTAGAGGTCGCTATGGCAACGACAATGTAGCGCAGATTGTAACATTTCAAACCCTAAAAGGACGGGCTTCTCTAAAGAGAGTAATGGGGGCAAGAGGCAATATTGAATTCGATGAACAGAACGCCATCACCTCTCATATTTTGGATGAGTCTAAAATTACTGATGAGCTACAAGACATGAAAGATGAGCTTGGCACCTCCTCCATCATATGGTGGGCACTAGAAAATAAAGCTGACAAGCTAAAAGAGTGGTGCGAAATAGGTGACGATGGAAAACTTGAGGGCCCTTTCTCCCGAATGTTTGAACAAGCAATTAGATTAGAGGGTACAAAGATTATTCAGTCTAAGCATGCTGCCGGAATAGTTATTTCCCCACAGCCTATTCACGACGTATGTCCAATGGTTTTAGATAGAGAAGAAAAGGATCTGTTAGCTGGTTTCGAAGGACAAAGCTGTGAAGACGTAGGCCTTCTCAAGCTTGATGTTTTGGGCATTAAAATGCTTGATAAGATCATGGAAGTTCCAAGCATATTACAGGAGCATAATTACACATGAACAACAGATGGATTATCGTTTTTGATTTTGAAACAGACAGCCCCAACCCCACCGTTTGTAATCCCGTGGAGTTGGCAGCGGTCCCTGTAGACCCACGCACCCTTGAGATAAAAACTGAACAGGCGTTCTCTGCAATAATCAAGCCAGACGGCATAGATAGCGAAGAATATTTCACAAAGGAACGTCAGGACACAATCGCATGGCATGCCAAGCAGCGGGGGGTTAATGCAAAGGAAATCATTACTAACTGGAAAGCAGGTCAAAGCGAAAAAATTGTTTGGAAGAATTTTTGTAGCTATTGCTCCAAGTACGAGGTTGATAAGAAAGCTGGACAGTGGTTCGTTGAGCCAATACCGTCTGGATATAATATTGTTAATTTTGACTTACCCATTGCAAGGAGACTTGCACAAAAATACGATACGAAGCTCCCCTTCTCTGAGGTAAGCAAAATTGACATGATGGATATTCTATTTATGTGGTTTGAAAATTTATCAGAGCCAAGCAGCATGAAGCTAGATGTCTTCAGGAAATTTTTTGAAATGAGACCCGCACAAGCGCACGAAGCACTTTCAGATACAATTGACGAAGCAGAACTTATGGTCAAATTCATGAAGTTCCATCGTCGTCAATCTAGCGTGGACAAGTTCAAGGGGGCGTTTGCTAAGTGACCAGAGATTTTAGATGCGGATGTTCGTTTGATACAACATTAGATGGACATACCATATACAACCCCGACATTACACAGCTTCCTCTTGATTGTAATGACACATGGGATCTTATATGTGAAGGAAACACGAAGGGAGTCTTTCAATTAGAATCCCAGCTTGGACGGTCATTGGCCAGTCAAGCAAAACCTAGGAACATTGAAGAGCTTTCTGATCTCATAGCTATCATGCGTCCGGGATGTCTTGAGGCAATGGTAAAAGGAAAAAGCCTTACTCAGCATTATATTGATAGAAAATCAGGAGAAGAAAGTGTTGAATATTTTCACGATTCACTAGAGCCCATTCTCAAAAGTACCTATGGAATTTTGGTTTATCAAGAACAAGCCATTTTGATTGCCACAGAAATAGCGGGATTTGATTTACAGGAAGCTGATATTCTACGCAAAGCCATCGGAAAAAAGAAAGCGGGTGTAATGGCCCAAGTAAAGAAATCCTTTCTAGAAAAATCGGGTAACAAGGGGG